CTTCAACACTTTCTTCGTAGGTTTGAGTAATGCCATCGCGGTCTATAAACTCATTCAATTTATGTTCCTCGATAAACTTGCAAATCTTTTTCACCGTGGTAAGTTTTTGATAGACTTTATCTGAATTGTCAAAGTCATTCACATACTCAATGGCAATGTCACCGTTTATTGCAACGTCAAAATCGGTAACTACAAATTGTGGCATTTCAGTAATCATACAATATCCTCCAACATTCTATTTTGAGGCTTGCGCGGCTTGGTTTGAAGTTGATTGAACACGATAGTAAAACGCTCCATTGCGCGATTGAATGACGCAAAGGCAAATGTGGTAACTTCTTCGGCTGATACTTCAGTAAGAAAATCATCTTCTTTACTTAGCACCATGCTGTCATAACGTTCAACTTGTGCAGCCCAACCACCACTATGCACAGCAAGGCACAAATTTGGCGCGGCAATAATCCAATACTTGTCGTGTTGGTCTTTAAAAAATGATGGGTAATGCGTAACCTCGCGCAACTCCCCGTTAATGTTCAATTGTGGCATATTTTTTTGATTAATTAGTGATGCAAATGTACAGCAAGTTTCAGAAAACGCAAACTATTTTGTGCAAAAAATTATAACGCGCTGATAAATAGCGTAATATTTTTCACAACTTGCCCGTATACTTGCGTGATTTAGGCTGATCCATCATGCTCATAAGCCATCCGGCAGCCAAAACAAATGCGTACATGCCAGCACCTGTGGCCGCACATACAATGAGTAGTTTAATAAATTCCATTTCAATTAGTATTTAGGGGTTAACAACTTGATGTTTCAAAACAATCCACCACGCCATGCAGGTAATCAGTACTGCATTGCAATATTTGTGCGCACTTGGCCACGTCAATATTGCGCTTGCGGCCGGTAAACATGTGGCTCACCGCTGCCTTTTTTGATGGAATCCATTGTTTGCCATAGTACAGCTTGCCAAATGCCTGCTGTGTCAATTTGTTCTGTGGGTTGCGCAGGTTATACTCACGCAATGCCTCTTTCAATTTTAGCTTCATGGGTACAAAGCTAACTGAAAGTTTTAAAAAATCAAAACTATTTTATCAGAAAACGCAGAAGCAGCGCAACAAGCAATATTAGCCCAAGCCAGGAAAATACCTCTTTGCCGGTATTGTAAGCCCGTTGCCAAAATGATTGAACAGGCAGCGCACGCGGTACTGATATGCGCTTTTCAATGTAAACCGTATCGCCTTTGCACTCACCTGAAATATAAACTATGCTGTCTTTTTTAAAATACCTGATCACTAACTTGTCTTTTGTGATTACCAACGTATCTGTGCGCGGTATGTCAACAAATGCCGTATCATGCTGCACGGTTTGCGTGCGAATGGTGTCGCGCACAATTAGCGTATCTGTGGTACAATATTTACGCAGTATGCGCTCTTTGTATGCTTTGCATCCGCAAGTCATCCCATAAGCCAAAAGAATAAAGAATACGGCTATTTTATTCATGCGTTTGCGTATTCTGTTTTGGCATCAAAGCACGGGCAAAGTTTAACCCATTCATCAGGTGTAATTTTGCCATCCCCGTTTTTATCAGGGCTAAAATCGCGGTGACCTATCACCTTGGCTGCCGGAAATTGCTTTTTGAGGTTTTTGATAATTTGCAAAAGGGATGATTTTTGCTCTGAGGTGCGCGTGTCTTTGCCGTTCCAACCGCCTTTGTAGCAAACGTGGATTGAACTGGCATTATATCCGGCCACGCCATTGGTTGGGTTTTCAATTGGCGCAAGTTGCTCGTAACTGCCGTTGCCGCTTACCAAAAAATGGTAGCCAACGGTGCGCCAGCGCAGTTTGTTTCTCCAATAGTCAATAATGCTTTTTGTGGTTTGCGCTTGCGGCCCTGCGGTGCAATGCACCACAATCCATTTAATCTGTCTCATCATTGCCCGCTTTTAATGCCATGCCAATTACAAGCGCCCAAAAGCCTCCAAAGAATATAGCCCATCCCCAATTTTCACTTACAACGGAATGGTACAGCGTGCCAATGGCCGCCAACAATAGGCAAAACCAAAAAAATAGCTCGTTAAACTTGTTGTTCATTTGCTTTCATGTTTTGTAAGGTAGTGAGGCCAAGCAATCCGCCAATAAGCGCAACCAAAGCCCAAATGTACGCATCGCTGCTGCCCGTTTCGCAACTCATCAGGATGAACTTTAAAAATGCGCCACCGGCCATTATTCTGCGAATGCTCCACTTATTGTCTTTGCCTGTAAACAAATGCTCAAACTTGGTAGCCTGAGTAAGAATCCAACTTAAAATTACTTGTATCATTTACCTTGTCCTTTATATGCCTTTACAGATTCGTGCTTGTTGCGTTTTTTCTTATGTACGCCAGTTTTGCGCGTGCCAAACGCCTGCTTTTTATTTGCCTTGTTAGTGACCTTTGCCATTTGCTGCTACTTTTATTTCCAAATCCTGCAACCGTTGCTCAATTTTAGGGTAGTTTTCAAGCATCTGTTCAATCTTTGAAACGTTAATATTCATTGAGCCAATCTCTTTTGTCAATTGCTCCATAGCTGATATTTGCTTTTTCAGCGCTTCGTTAATTTCCTTAAGTTGCTCATTGTTCATGGATTGATAAATATCAGTTGCTTTGATTGCATTACTCAAATTTAGCGAAATTTCAATGATTTTTTTCTCATTTTCAACCTGCGCTTTTTGAACGTCCTCAAATTTTACATAAGTGCGTTGAAATATAAACCAAAGCACCGTAACCAATCCGGCAAACACCGTCAACATAAACCAATCAAATGTCATGCTTTACGGGATTAAATTCAATTAACTCGCATTGCTCAATCAATGCCTTAATGTCTGAAAGCAACGGATCGATTGCACTATCTTGCGATAATATCCAATTACCTGCTGCGTCTTTCACAGGCTGGCAAACGCCTTCAAAGCCTGCAATTTGGTTGTATATGGGTGTAACGTTGTAAACTAACATATTATAGATTAACTTGATATGCTGCCAATGCTGCGTCTAATAATGGTTTATTTATGTTTGATGCCTTGCCAAAACCAAACGTTGTTTTGCGTGTGTTGCTGCCCATAAAATCAAAGAAATTGTTTGTTTGATATGCGCGGCAAAAAGAGTTAAACTCTTGATTCATCTTGCCGGTATCGCTTCCATTTGAGAATGGCCCATACTGCGTGCCATTTACCATAATGTAAATATCATTGCCGCTGCGCCACATAATTAATCTTTGAAATGCAGGCTCTGAATTAGCTGTTGCATATGTTTGTACCCCTGTATTTATATTAAACAAATATTGAACAGTAATCGAAAGTGAATTAAGAATAAAAAACATATCTATCCTTTTATTAAATGTACTATCAAATACAGATTCAGCAAATCCAACTGGGGCAAACCCTTCATAATAATACAATGCAAACCACAAAAAATCATCTGTTGGTATGGCGCTTGTGTTAGGGTTAAATGCTTCGCGTATTCTACCGTCAACACCGTTTCCTGAATAGCCTTGATTTATTGTTTTTGTTAATGTATTTACCCGTGTTGGTATTAATGTACCTGGAGATGACCAGTTGATACCGTCAAAACCTAAATTTGCGGGTATTACACCATGCACAAGGTCATTGCCATACACGCGAATTAATTCAAAATCAGATATGCCATTGGCTGTTGCTGCCTTTAAATTGGCCATGTAATCACTTTGCAAGACCTTTTGAAAGTTACTTACTGTTGTAAACCCTTGCGCTGTGGCATAGTTAAGAACGTTGCGGTAATCTGGATCGTACTGTTGAAGTATTATGCATTCTAATTGCTCAGCGGTTAAATTGGTTTCTAAAAAGTCACAACTTAAATTTTGAAGCACGCAAATGTTTTGTTCTTCGGTAAGCCCCAAGTATGGGTCTGTCAGTTCTTCGCATGTTGCATCTTGAATAATACAACTGCGTTGCTCATCAGTAAGGCCATTGTACCTGTCATTTATAAAGCCACACGGCAACGCTTGCAACACACATGATTTTTGATTATCACTAAGCCCTGTGTATGGGTCAATCAATTGCTCGCATGTGTATTCTTCTATTGGCTTGCCTACGCACTCACGCTGCTCATCTGTAAGGCCGGTATATTGGTTATTTAAAAATTCGCATGAAAGGCTTTGCAGCACGCATGTCTTTTGGTCATCAGTCAAACCATTATATGGGTCAATTAATTCTCCACATGTGTATAATTCAATAGGCTTATATGGCAAACAAGCTAATTGCTCAGTTGTCAATCCCAAATACGGGTCATTTAAAAAGTCACAATCAAATGAGCGAAGCAAGCAACTAAGTTGCGATTCTATTAAGCCTTCCAACAATTGCGCGCATGAGTAATCAGATAATGGCGGGCCAAAGCAAGCAATTTGCTCATAGGTCAAGTTATCCTTTAAATAGTCGCACGTGAGCGATGCCAGCACGCAGTTGATTTGTTCAGTTGTTAATCCGGTGTATGGCGTAAGTAAATCTTCGCAGCTGAAATCAATAGGATTAATATCAGGGCATGGGTTGGTAATTATTGGGGGCGTGTTAAAGCACGTTTCATCCACAACAATCTTTACCAAATCTGTCATCAGAAAAGTCGCATTTGCCGGATTGGTGTTTACAGGGCTTGTTTGCTCATACACATTCAAGGTCCATACCCCGCCAAAGCCAAAATCGTGATTGATAACAAATTTTTGGTAATCAGCGCACGTGCTTACGTTTTCAGGTATAATGTAAATATTCCCGCATGCCAACCCGCTCACAAACTCAAACAAAAAATATTGCTTAGTAGAGTCAAGGTATAAAATGACCGTGTTGCTTTGTGCGCTGTTTATAGTTATCATTAAAAGAACCCTCCAACCTTGCGGCTATTGATACGGCACTTGTTGCAATCGCTGTTCTTCCACAGCGGGTAAGTATCTTCGTTATCTTGCAGGAACTTAATCATGAGCGATTCAAATATGCCCGCATCCAACCGGTATTGATTAGCTTGCTTTTCAATGGTCAAAAAGTCAACAAATTCACTTTCGTCACTCACCTTGCGAACCACGCTTTCAGCTGTAACGCGTATGGGATGGCGGTAAATAAAATCAGCAAACGCATAGCGCACGTGGATGTCTTTTATGTAGCACAATAGCGCTGTGTTTGCTTCAGTTAGCGTGTCATTGTTTATTTGGTTGCACAACTCATCGTACAAATCATCGCAAAGCAATGGTTGAATGTACTGCAATTGCGTTAATTCAATGCTTGGAGCAATCTGATTGTTTTGGATATTGTGCGTTCCTATTGGCACACGGCCTGTAAAATCGCTAAGGCTTATGAATAAACATTTGCAGCAACTCATATTGTGGTGTCTTGTTGTGATGGTCTTGTTGCGGGATATCCCAATGATGTGCGTATTTCTGATTCGTCAAGGTAAGCAAGAAAATCAGGATCAAGGTAGCTGATAGGCTTATTGGTAACAAATTCTACTTTTGTGCCGTCATAACCTTCCACGTATTGCAATACGCGGTTAATTTCCTGCTCTACAAATTTGATATGCCCTTGTATTTGCGATACATACATCTCAATGCTGTTGGCAATCTCATTTGTGCTACCCAATGCGCCAGGCGTTTCAATGCCGGCCAATAATTTAGGCATTTGAAATGCAGATACTATCTTTTTTTCAATAATTTCAGCTAATGTGTTGAACAAATCAGCATTATTGTTGGCTGATATGGGTATCAATTGCGGTGCGCTTTCGCGGCTTGGGCCAAACAAGTTGAATATTTTACCGCTGTTTTCAGCGCCTTGGAATTGCTCTAAATCTTCTTTTAGCGCATCAACCACATCACGGCCATCGGCTGTTTTTTCGCCTGACATGATGCCTGGGTGATACAGAATTACAGACGGGAAAAAGCCATTATCAATGTTGTTTTCGTGAAACTCACCTATTTGCCCATCGCAATAAATCCAACTTAAACCAGCAGCCCATACCGGAGATGGGTAAAATGGTTCGCCAGGCTTGTATTGCTTGGTGTAAAACAATTGTCCATTGTACGAGCCTGTTCCGCGTTGTTTAATATCTTCAACCGCTTGGCGCGCTTTGATTACGTCAAACAATTCAATTTCAATAGGTTTGTATTCCTTTTTGGTGTACTGCTCCCAATCTTGTGATATCCATGCGGTGCGCACGTCAAACGTGGTTTCATCGTAATTGCCCAAGCGAATGGTACTAAAATCAACATGCACGATGCCGCTGCCGTTAAATGAGCGCATAGCAATATTGCCATTGCTGTTAAACCGGCATTGAAAAGCAAACCCGCCAAACATGGCGTAGTCGTAAATGATTTTTTGCATGAACTCATGCGTGAGCAGGTAATATTGAATCTCACGCGAAAATGGCGTGTCTTGGCTCACTTTTATGCCGTTGCCAAAAATATACGATGCAAATGTTTTTACACAGCTTGCGCCATAGCTTGAACGATTAATTGCCCTCAGTATCTCTTGCGGGTAATTATTTTTTGCCCCGTAGTTGATTATTTTGCGCTGCTTATTGTTTACAGCCGTAAGCGGTTCAGGCGCTTTAGCTTGGATGAGGTAAATCCCCTTTTGCAATTCAGTTATGTTGGCATTTTGCATCAATGCAAATATACATTACCCATTATTACCCAAATATGCAAATAATTTGTAAGCACTTGCAAAATAAAAAGTTTTTGTTTTTTAAAACTTTCTTATATTTGTAGCAATAATTATAAAATATTAATCATGGGAAAACAATTATCTAAGCGAGATTTGGCGCGTCAAATATTGCTTGAAAACTATCAAATTACCGAAAACAGAACCCTTGCAAAGCTATTGTTTGCCAAATACAATGCCGTGTTTAAGGATATAGAGGAAGCAAGAAGTTCAATTCGGGCTGTTCAGGGATTAAGCGGGAAAAGGGTTAGAAACACAAGCGCAAATGCAATAATTACATTTAAAGAAAGGCTTGATGAAGCGCGCAAGCAGTTCCCCGTTGAACATCGTGATAATTTCAAAGTTGAGCCATACGTATTTGCTAAAGCGAATAAAAAGGCACTTGTTATTTCTGACATACACATAGGACATCAAGATGACGCGGCTATTGATATTGCGTTTGAAGAAGGCGATAAGTTTGGCATCGATACCATAATTATCAATGGTGACTTAATGGATTTCCCACGTTTAGGCAAGTGGTTAGTAAAGCCATCGGCTATGACCGTGCATGATGAACTTCAGGAAACAGAAAACTTTTTAAATATGCTCAGAAAGGTTTTTCCAAAACAAACCATTGTGTACCACACTGGCAATCATGATGCTCGTTGGAATAACTATATAATTCGCAACGCTGCTGATTTGTTTAATTTGGGATTTATGGAACTCCCCGAAGTATTGAAACTGCGTGAAAAAAGCATAGAGTTTGTACCCGATACGCATTGGATGGAATTTGGGCATCTTATGGTTGCGCACGGCCATCACATCGTAAAAGGCATATTTGCACCGGTATCACCTGCTCGTGGCGTACAAATGAAAACATTTCAGTCAACTATTATAGGCCACTTGCACAAATCATCCGAGCATCTTTGGACAAATATGCAAGGCAAACAATATGGTACATGGAGTACCGGTTGCTTATCTGATTTAAAACCGGAATACAATCCCCAAGTAGGGCAATGTAACCTTGGTTTCGCATTGGTTGAAAAAGAGCAATCAGGTGATTTTGAAGTGCATAACAAAAAAATCATTCAAGGCAAAGTTAGGTGAGCCAAATTGCTTAAATTTGTGTATGTCGGGATCGAAAACCAAAGCAAAGCAAATTGAAGAAATGGAGGCCCCTGTGTTGCATTTGGAAGAAATGCGCGCATGGGCTTCTTTACTTAACGAACTGATGATTTCTCAGGTAATTGATGAAAGCAAGAGTACATTTGGTGGTGAGCCTGTAATGAAAAATCTATTTGACGAAGGCGAAACATACAGGCTAAAAGGAAAGCTATTTCATTTGCTTGCCTGGATTGATAAAGACACAAGCCTTACAGGTTAATGCTAAACACATTAGGGCATTCAATCAAACGCTTCTCATGCCCGAAATAATCCAATACACAGCCTTCTTCAGCATTGAACCATTGCTGCACATGGTCGTCTAATCGGCTGTTAAAGTTTTGCCGTGCAGATGAGTTTTCCAACTTGCGCCTGATGTTGTTGCGCACAAATGAAAAGTGGTGCATTTCAATTTCTGACCTGCTAAATGGCAAAAACTTAGTCGTGTGCATCCTGCGGGTTGGATCAGAATAAACCGGATAATGGTCAATCATGGCGTGCGATTTATCAATGCGATGAAACAACGGCACATAATACTCCTCCGGAGGCCACAGCTTTAATGTAGGCCGTTTGTAATACGTTTGCATTTTGCAGGCTGAACCGTCAAAATCTGACGCAATAAAACGCTCATAGCAGGTTTGGTACTGGTCTGTATGATAGTACTCATCGCAATCCATGTGAGCCATTACGGTGCAGCCGTTTTTCTTACAATAATCAGCGCCTATTTGCCGCTTGGCCTTTTCCTTTTTAATCGGGATGCTGCCATTTGTTTCAACAACCGCAATTTCATCAATTAAGCCCAGTTCACAAAGGCGCAAACATTCTGAATACCCACCGGTATAAAATTGGCCGTGATTCGAGGTTGTTTGAACCACGGCCACAATGTAATCAGCAATGGGACGCACGCACATGATGGAGCCGTCAAGCAGTTCTTCACCGTCAAAAACATTGTATGCAATACCAAGTTTGTGCATTACCATTTATTTTTTGGGCATTCCTCATCCATTGCCCTGTGCTTGGCAGGAAGATAGCACCCACACCCGCCATTGCGCAGTTTGCAATATTTGCTTTTGCCAAATTCGCTTACAGGGCAGGCATCACAAATCCCCTTGCGTTGCTTTGCCACATCTTCAACCAACTCTTTTGTGAACAGCAAATTGGTAAAACCTTCAGCTATTGATTTTAGATTCATGCAGGCAATATTACAATTACGCCACGTTTTGCACCGGTTGCCTGGCTGTTGTACTCCACGCGGTATTTACCCGCGCCATATATCGCTTCAATACCGTCTTTGATGTAATCCCATTCATATACGATTGAGCCGTATGTATCAAATCCAAGTTCAGCATTGCCAAGTACTTTAAAATCATGTATCGCAATAACAGGCTTAAATCCGTATTCTTTAATCAGTGCCAGCTCATCAAGCAGCGGGTTGTACTCGCCCCAATGCGCATCCAAAAAAAATAACGTGTTGGGCTTTTTACCTTGCTTTGGCCGTGCTTCAAAAATGGCTTTTAATACTTCAGCAGAATTGCCAAAGTGCATGTTTACATTTTCAACTCCGGCAAGTGTTTCTTTTGCTGCGGCAAAGTTCTCAGCATTAATTTCAATGGTGTCAACCTTTGCAGCCATGTTAGCAAAGTGCCGCGTAGTTGCGCCCCTGAAAGTGCCGGTTTCAACAATCCAAGTAATTTTGTTTTCTGTGGTGATTTTTTCAAACCATTCCTTGAGGAAGGTGTCGCCCTCAAAGCCAAGCGCATTTTGCGCCAAGTATTGTTTATTGTTCATAAGATAAAATTGTTTCAGTTTTGTAAGTAGGCCCATCACATTCCTTTCATTTTAAAAATGGTTGTATCGGTAACAGGCCAATCTTGCCCAACGTAGCACAAATGCTCAGTAGGCTCATGTAATATGGGGTTGCTTATTTCAGTATGCACGGCAAGTGATAGGCATGTTTGGTCTTGCCGGTGAAACAAAAAACGCGAGTCTTTGCTGCCCCATCCGTGATGACGAGGACCGTTAAATATGCCATCTTTTGCTGATTGTAAAAACAATTCGCACACCGCTTCTGCGTCTAAATTGGACAAATCAAGTCCAAAAACGCAACTCCAAATCTCAGGTAAATGCTCTGCCGTGTTGCGGCTTATGTTAAAGTATTCCAATGCCTTGTCATTACTTGTTTGCGCGCAGTTGTAGCCCGATTTTATAAAGTAATAGCCATCGCGCTCAATAATGTCAAAGATAGGCTGTATGTCTTTTATAGCCCATATTGAACAATCCAACCAAAGGATGCGTGTTGCGCCTTGGTGAATGGCCGTGTAAATCTCTGCCGCCTTTACCGTGTACGGGCAGGAGTGCAAAAAGTACGGGTTGGTGTCAAGGTTTGTTTTGCTAAATGACAATTCAAAACCTTTCATGCCTTGCAATGATTCACGCAGGCGTTTTTGCCCATCTGCATACCAACCGTTGCCAGTATAACCGTTAATTACTACATTCATTTGGCTGCTGTTTTATGTGAATCGTGTTGGTACAGGTGCAAAACGTGCGGAATGTGATGGCTTGTTTCGCACAAATCATTTATTGCTTGTGAAAATGGCTCATCTTCGCCCCAATTTGAATCTCCGAATAAGCAATTTTTGGCAATTTCTGTAAGGTAAACATTGCAATGCCATGCGGGCCGCTCAGTAATGCCATTTGAATTAAACGCTTGCAACTCGCCTTTGTGCTTAAAATGTACAATGCTATGCGCGGTGTTTATGCGCGCAAGCTGATTGAAGGTGATCAAATCAACATTGGTGTCATGTATCGCGTTGCAAATCTCGTACACGTAATTGGCGGTCACATAGTCATCATCATCCAACATAGTGCAGTATTTGGCGTTTGCTTTTAAAGCCAAGTTTACCAATTCCTGGCGCTTTTGTCCAATGCTTAACTGCTTATTGTCAATTAATGTAATTATTTTTACCTGCTCAGGCCGTTCATATTCAGATATTTGGCGCTGCAACTCGTCAAATATTAATTTCAGCTGTTCAATTCTTTCAGGAATAGACGGTATAAGTATAGCTAATGTTTTCATTTAGTAAACCCGTATTTTTTATTGTGTGGTATATGTGTGGTGTACCTATAGTGAAACATGGGCTTATTGATAAACACCTCATCCTTGCACAGCAAGGTCACTTTATCGCTATACTCTTTATCCTCACCAAAACGTTTATCAAGAAAGCCTACCAATTTTGCAATGTAAGACTTGACCGGATTGAAATGCGTTACGTTACGCACATAGTCATATCCTGCATAGTTATCTTTCCAGTCAGGAAATTGCAGGCTGTGGCAGCACATTTGAGGTTGCCGGCCATTGGTGGTCATGCGTATAAGCATACCAATACAATCAGGCTTTGTTTCTAATGCGGCCACCACTTCAGCCACATAATACGCCTCCGGCCAATCGTCATCATCAAAGAATACAACGTACTCACCTGCGGCCATGTCAAGCAGCTTTTGCCTTTTTGCGCCAATAGTCATTTGCTTATTGTCGCTAATGCTGCACACCTCCACAATGTCTTGATACTTGTTAATCTCAATTTGGCGGTTAAACTCCTGAACCAATTGATTAAACTGCTGCTGACGTTCCAGCACCGTTGCTATCAGTATCGATAGTTTTTTGTTTGAGTTCATCGTATTTCTGTTTGTAAAAGGTGATGATGTTTTGCGCAATTTCTGATTGTGGGTCTGCTGCAATGGAAAGCAAATGGCCAACCATTATACGGTTTTGCTCGCTTGCTTTTTCAAATGCTTTCTTCCACTTGTTGCGTTCTGTTTTAAATGCTTTGCCGCTCATATTTGTTTCAGTTTACTTTTTACCCAATTAATAGTGCCTTGGTCTTGTATTTTGCCAACCGGATTATCGATATCAAACCCGCGCTTCCAATAATCCAAAAAAACGCGTTCGCCTTCGTTCCATGTTGCATCAGCCCGTTGGCTTACGCTATCTTTTTTTATGCCATCAGCCTGCGAATAGTGCTTATGCCTAAAGTGCAAATTGCTCACAATCTTGCGGCCTAATAAATCAGCCACGCAGGTCATGTGCGTGTCGCAAAACATGTGCTTGTACATGGGCGGGTAAATGTAGCCAAAGCGGTTATAATACTCCCTATCCATTATTGGCAGCGTAATTATCCACCCTTGCGTGCCGTCTTGCGTTTTTAGAATCCAATCTTTGCAGTCGCCTACCTCAGCAGCAATAAGTTCATCCCAATGTACGGCAGGCTCAAAATCATCGCTAATGCAAATAAGCACTTTGCCCTTTGCCACGCCTGCCGCATTGTTTACCGCTTGCACCGTTGATGATGGCACAGGATTGATAAATACCTGATTGGATGCAAACAAGCGCATGTATTCATGCAATTGCGGGTCATCTGCGTCAATGCTCAAAATATACTCATACGTGTGCAGGCTACTAATGTTTGACATCCACTTTTGGTATGTCTTGTACGCCAAATGAGCTCGGCCACGGCTGGGATGTATTACGCTAAATTTCATTAGCAAAGGTTTTTTATTTTCTGTGGATGAAAGGCTAAATACGTGCTGAATATACGCTCAGCAATAAAGGCGTGCATAGTGTAATAAGGTTTGCCAATGCTGCGCATTAGTTGCGCTTCTGTATTATGGTTGGTATTGCCAACCCTGTACGGCATACGCTTGTTTAACTCATCCTGCAAATCCTGATGGGTTTCCAATACGTTCACGCATGGAAGCAGCCAATTGTCAACAAAATCTTTATACACGCTTAATTTGGTCACATGCGCGTTTTGATACACCACCGGAGTGCGCGGTATGGTGCGCAGGTTAAAATGAAAGCCAATGCGCTTAAACATTTCCTCTGCCATCATAATTATCCCATTGTGCCATACTTCGCCCTTTTGCCAAATGTTTGGATGCGTAAGCGCTGAAAAAAAGGTGTAGACATCATGCTTATATTCATCCTGCTCAATGCGCAGGCGCAAGTTGCTGATGCTAATTGGCACTTTCATTTCGAATTTCCATGAAAGCACGCCAAGGTAATCGCAGGCAAAGTCATTGGAAGCAAACAAATCGCAAATAGTACGGCTTTCTAATGTAGGGTATGGCTCAAACCGCTTGCTGTTATCAATGCCAATACACCCAGGATGCAGCTTTGCCTTTGTTTCAGGTGAATAGTAAATTTGATACAGGTCTGTTTTCATGAAATTTTAGCCAACCAATCATACGCCTTGTTAAACCTGCAACCGCAACTCTTTGGAATGCCTGCCTTACTTGCTTGGGCAAGGTCAAATAATTGCTTCCATAACGGATTGTTGCGCGGCATAGCACGGCCACCGGCAGCATCTATTTGTGTTTTCAGTTCTTGCGGGGTCATGTGCCAAAATTAATATGTAGTTTTTAAAAATACAAACAAATTTTTGCACAAAAAAGAAAAGCCCCACATTCCTGCGGGGCATTTTCCAAACCTAACAATATGAAAACAGAACCTCTTTACAATAATGATTCAAGGTAATTCAAAGTGTCCTCATAGTTACCGTTTTTCAGCAATTGCGGGGCAAGGCCGTCAACGTTACCTGTGAAGGTAAAGGTGTAGCCAGCAGCATCGCCAGGTGCTGTACCGGTAGTTTGTGTGGCAGCAGTTAATTCAACACCATCGCCTTGGCCTAACAACCAAAAGCGGTTATTAAAGTCACGTGCAACAATGTAGAAATTGCCACCAATAAGGCCATCAATATCCAATCTGCTTTGCGCATCTGACTGAATAAATGAACCCGTGAGCGTTTGAGTGTAGTATTTATAGCCACCGTCCGTTACAACAAGCTCATGCGTAATTGCTCCGCTCTGCTTTTTAGTGCAGAACTTATAAGCATTTGCGTATGCGCTAATTGCAAGTCCGGTAACATAAAAAGGCGCTACACCAGTATAGTAGATTCCATTAATGCCTAATGTTGAATCCACGTCATCGTAATTGATGACGTAGATTTCATTAAACAATCCTGACTTTCCACGGATATCGTTGCACGATGCGCAATCCAATCCGGCTGTAATTTTACAAGCTGCCATATTGTTTACCTCCTATTGATTAGTAAGCCAACACGGTCAATTCATCGTACATGTACTGAGTTCCAATTTTGAACTCACCATCAATGTAAGTCAATTTGTCTTTGCGCTCGTAGTACATCTCAAAGCTGTTGGTGTCGCTGATAGCATCAGTTCCCAAGTACAGGTTTGATTTAGCGGTGTAAATCGCGCGGTTAGGGAATGACAGGTTGTAGTGGCTAATAGCGTTGCTCCATTCAGTTGCTTTGTACACCGGAATGCCACGGAAGTAAACCTGACGTGATCCGTTTTCAAGCATCTGCCATGACATATCACCACAGCAAGCATCTTCACGAAGCGCGAGGTAGTTGTAGTACAGGTCGCGGGTAAGTTTGAAATACTTCTCATTGTCAGCAACCTGATCTAACAAATCGCTTGCGTTTTCGTGCATTTCACGCAGAACGGTTAATGATTGACCAGCTGTTAAAGTATTGCTTTGGAAAGTGTAAGCACGTTGTACGCCATAAGCTGATACACCATTAATCAGTTTCTTCCACAATCCATCGCAGGTAGCCAATGTAGCGTTGTTACTTTGTGTGTCGCCAAACCAAAGGATTGTGTAAACGTCACGGGCAAGTGCTTCAGACACTTTGCGCTCAATGTATGTAGCAACTTCAGTTCCGGTAAGGTCATAAATAGCGTTGCCGGTTTTCAGCCATTCTTCCATGAAGGTATCGGCCAAGTTTTTAGCGCATTGCTCCAGGTTGATTTTAGCGTCACATACCTCAAGGAATTTATCGGTTAAGTCGATAACATCACCGGCAGTTGTGCGACCGCAGCCTGAAGATGCACGCACGATGTCGCGCAGGTTGGTATCAAGTACTACTTGACGCTTAGATTTAACGCCCAGCATAACTTCCACTTCAGAAGTGATGGACGGGATAAGGAATGCGGGTTTGATAAATACATCATTCGCCTGTTGTCCTTCCCAAGCAACGTTGTCAAAGTTTAAAATGTTTGCCATGTCTTTATTTGTGATTAAATGTTTATGCTACGAAATTCTTTTTGATGTTATCGGCAAGTGAATCCCATGCTGATGGGCTTGCTTTTGTTTTGCTTTTTGCCTCATTTGATACAGCGGCAGTTGCTTTAACCTTCACCGGCTCACCAAGAGCAAGTGTTTTAAGGTTTTCAACCTCAGTAACCAATGTGTTCAATGCTTCCTGATGCTTGTTTTGCATTTCAGCAATTTGAGCATTCATGGTTTCAATCTGATTTTTCAATTGCTCATTCTCAGCAGTCAAAGTGGCTAATTGCTCATCAGTTGACGCTGTTGGTTCAAGCACACGCACAACTGTGCCATCAGGTCCAACGGTAATCATTTTGTCATCTTCAAGCATGTGATCGCCTTCAGGAGCAGGTACGGTCATGGCCTCATCGGTGTAAACCTTTTTACCTTCTTCTACAAGTTCACCTTCAAAGTACAGGATTGTTTCGGCATCTTTCAGTTTCATCATGCCGTTGGTTGGGTTGGCAAATTCTGCCTTGATTTTTGCTAACAGGCCATCAATGGCCGAAAGCACTTTGTTATCTTTTTGCTTCATTTTTATGGAATTTAATTTATCGTAAATTGCAGCGATTTTGAGCGATTCAGTTACTGAATCAGCAAAGCCATAGGCAACGGCCTCATCAGCGGTAAACCAAGTCTCAGCAGCCATCTTTTCGCGTATCTCATCCTCAGGCTTACCTGTTTTGATAACGTAGGCTGATATAAGTTGGCTCTCAATCTTTTCAAGGATATCAGCAGCTTGCTTCATTTTGGCTGCATCACCACCGGCTTCCATTGATGGATTGTGAATCATAAATTGGCTGTTGCGCGCCATGTGTATTTCATTAGCGGCCAATGCGATAAGCGTGGCAATAGATGCGCACACGCCTTCAACTTTGGCTGTAACGGTAAGGCCGGAATCTTTTAACAGGTTGTAAATGGCAAAGCCCTCAAATACTGAACCGCCTGGGCTATTGATATGCAGCACAATAGAATCAGCCGATACCTTGCGAGCATCAGCAATTTCAGCAATCATTTGTTTTGAGGAATAGCCCCAAAACGAATCGATTGGCTCATAGATGTAAATGTGGTGTTCTTTACCCATATTGCCTACAAATTTACATTGCAAGCAATTGGCGTAATATGCCGAAAATTTGTTACTTACCTTTTACGATGTAGTGAATTTGCCGTGGCTCCTTGCCAAACTTATCAGCTAAAATAGGCACAACGCCATCAGGTATTTTTTGATAACACTCGTGGCAAAAACCGCCACGCGCATCGCATAGGTCATTGAACTCTTTGCGTATCACATAGCGCTCCATGTTTGACATGTTAAGCACGCCACGGTCATTTAGCAAGTTAAGGATTTCAATAGGTGTTTTGTTTTCAATCTCAGCCAAAAACAGGCTTTCAAAGGTTTGTACTATTTTCATAAGGTTGCTTGTCGGTCAATTACAGATACGCGTGTTTGCACGTCATTTATTTCAGACACGCGCACAACTGGGCGCATTTGGCTTATTGCTTTTGCCAGGTTGCTGCTTTGCAGGGATGAAGATATTTCATTGCGTATGCCCGTTTGCACAAAGCCACCATCAGCAAAGCCCACCAATCCCATTGATGGGTTGCCGCGTCTCATTGGCTCAATAACTTTGGAAACAAAATCAGATACAAATGGATTTTCAAGTGTTTGGTGAGGTATAACATACTCGCGCTTGTGGTAAATGTATGGCTTTGGCCCGATAGCATTTGAGCGCTCATGCGGGTCGCCATCACCGGTGTAACCGCCATCATAAAATTGGCGAGGTGCAGAATTTAATATCGCAGTTGCACGGGCAATATTTGCAAGAATAGTAGCTGATAATGTTGCTATCTTTATTGGAATACTTAAACCACCACTCGCAATAACATCAGCGCCTTGGGTTGATGCTCTTGTTGCGCTTGAAATAGCAGCAGCAGTATCAACTGCAATTTGGAATACAGCAATCCCCTTTTGCAATTCAGCATTCTTTTCACTATTTAATGCAATTGACTGAGCCAATCCAGTCAATTCTTCAGCAAGCCCAAATGCCGCCTGCAATTCAGCGTCCCTTATCTTTTTCTTTTCTTCTTCTTCTTCTTTTGCAGCATCTATTTTCTCATCGGCAATTTGATTTTCAAGTTTAACCGTGCTTTCTCCGTAATCTTTTTGAAGTACAAGTTGGCTATCAAGCGAATCAGTTTGCAATGAATTAATTTTCTCATTGTATTCCTGCTCAGATATTTCGCCATTTAAAAATGCGTTCTTTGCGATAAGCTCTTGTTCTGCATAATAATTTTCAAGGTTAGTAAGGCTATCTTCATACTCTTTATTGCGCGTTTCTGTTATCTTCTTTGCATCCGCTTCGGCTTGCTTTTGCCGTTCTTCTTCGGCCTTGCGTATGTTTTCCGATAACTTCGCGTAAAAGTCTGCATCATCTTTTAGCTGCTTTTCTTTCTCAGCCTTATTTTTTGCAATATCCTCTTGTCTTTTTTTTGCCGCGGCATCCCTTGCTGCCTGTTCAGATTCAATCAACTGATTAATACGGCCCTGTATGCGCTCTTGTAGCGCAAGGCTTTCACGTTCTAAGTTTAGCCTGTTTACAGTTGCTTCTGCTGCTTTGTTTTCAAGTTCATCTGTGGTTTGTCCTCTATCCTGCGCGCGCCTCAATTGCTGTTGCGACAATAGTTCCTCTGTTTTTGCAACTTGTAACCTTGTATTAAAATTATCCTTTTCAATTTTGCCTGCACGTTGCAATAAATCAATGCGCTCTTGTTCTGATTTTGATCTATCTTTTGCCTGAGCAAGTAAAACATCTACTTGTTTTGCGGCTTCCGCATTTCTTATTGTAAGAGTACGTTGCACATCATCTAACCTTTGCTGAAATTCAACAAACCTTTGCCCCTCTTTAAATGCTGCACTTATAGATGATGATAGCCCAGTAAAACTATTTTTTATCGCATCTATACCGCCTGAAATATTGCCTGATAAAATTTGTGCTAATCCACCACCAAATTGTCCAACCCTGCTTATGAGTTCAGAAAAAACAGCATTTATACCCCCAAGCGCCCGCTCTACTGGATCAAGTACATCATTAAAGCTGCCAAATATGTCAGCAAGTTTACCAATTGCGGCAATAGCAATAATCAAAGGCCCACCAGCAAACAAACTTACAGCGCTTGACAATCCATTTACAGCACCGCCAAATGTTTGCGAGTTTGCTAATGCTTCCTTTAAGGAATCGGCATAGTTACCTACATTTCTGCGGGTGTCACCAATCGCTTTTTCTTGCGCCTTTAATTGGTCAGATAACGTCTTGATGCGGGAGGTTTGCTCAGCCGTTGGCTTTGCAATCTTTATGTATTCAGCAGTAAGCCGCGCAAGTTCAGCACGGTTGGCTGCAATACTGCCCGTTTCAGCCTGTATTTGCTTGTTGACGTTATCAATATCTTTTGTCGTTTGCCGGTACGCACTTTGCAAATCTCTGATGGCAGCGGCATTGGCCTCAAATTGCACGCGCCCCTCTTGCGTGGATGTATCAAGGTCTTTTTGTCTTCCCTTTAACTCATCAATTGTTTTGCGTAGTTCAGCCGCTTGACGGGTAAGGTCACCCGTTTCAATTACGACATTATAGATTATTGTTTCGTCTGCCATTATTTATAAAACACCCCTGGTGGGATGACGGTATAAAGTGTGTCGTTTTTAATGTAGTGCGGGCCTGATACAAACTTTGGCTGTGCAATGTCGTTAGTTGTAAAAAAGATGCTATCATTGCGCAACTCGTGCTGTATTGTATCGTGGTACTCGCGGTTGTTTACATATGTGTAATGCCTTACATGGTACGTGCGGTGCAAGGCCATTGTGCCATCAATGCGTACAATACCGCTGCGTGGCGGTTGCAGAGATGTGAAGTAATGAAATTTCCAATAAGTAGGTGAATCCGCATCAATTGGGATGATAATGGTTTTTTGAGGTGCGTCAATGCCTTCATCCTTTTGGCAGGATGTAATCGCCATGCTAACGAGCAACGCGAATAAGCTCAACTTCAGTGCTTTCATTTGAATTGGGGTTAAATTGTTTTATATTGTTGATTATAAAGTACGCACGAAAGTAATCAACATAAACGTATTTTGCAATATCCAATTGTGCAATATCCTGATTATTAAGTGCAAAACGTGCAGTTACCATGCGGAAATTGTCAATATTTGTCAATTCCTGATTGTAATAGGTTTCAATTAATCCTTTCCCGTTCCATGTGCTTAATGGCTCATTTGCCGGCATATCAAAGGTTAAGTTTACATCCCAAGTATTAATATCCGCATCATCGTAAATCTTTTTTACCATGTAGGTCATGGGAATAGTTGTTTGCGTAACAGGGGTGGTTTTTATCTTGATGCTTTGCCGTGTACCATCAGATAGCAAAGATACATCCTGCATGCCTTGGTAAATGAGAATCATTGGGCCGCATGAGTAATTGGCCTGCGTTTGGTCTTGCCCTTTCTCCCATACGTTAGGGATAATAATGTAGTCAGAAAACTGCGTGCCTGGCACAAGTGAGGCCGTATCGTATGAACGTCCATTGTACACAATGCGGAATTTAGAACTCACTACTTCCTCAGCATCGCCATATTTTGTTTTAAGGTTGTATGAGCCATCGCCAAATAAAGTGCCGTTGCTCCATTGCTCATTGTATTGCAGCAAGCGTCTATCGTTATCAGGCTGCGTCCATGCAAAGTTCCATGTGCTTGGAATATCATCTCCGGTGTATGCAATTACGGGGCTTTCGCTTAAATCCAGCTTATTACTCCAATCCACAAAATCGCGCCCAAAAAAATCATTGTACGTGTTCATTGTGAGCGTGCGCGTTACGGGATTGTATTGCACCACCATATTGAACAACTGCGCTATTTCTTTTATAAACTCAATTTGTTTCCAACGTGGCAAGCAATACGATAGCTGTACGGTTGATTGGCTATACACCACATCTTGCGGTGTAATATTCAACTTTAAATCTCTTATAACAATATATCCAGTAAAAAATCCGCCATCAAAGTTTACCGTGGCGCGTAGCTTCCAATTATTTAATAAGTTGACGGTAACATTTATTTGATAAAATTGAGCAATACTTACATCTTCAATACCTCCGCCTTCCACATCGTACCAATTGATGCCGCCATCGTCTGAGTATTCAAGTTGAACACGCGGGATAGAATCACTTATGCCATACCCAACAACAACAAATGTTAGTCTTATGTCAGCTGTTTTCCCTTCGTTACTTGTGTAAATGTAATTCACGTTGTCCCATTCATTTAATGGATCGCTCACTTCGTTATTCGCCCAAAGCACAAACGCTCCAGTACCAAAATAGGTTGTATTTGTATTTCTTGTTGCTTCCACTCTGCGCTCATCTACCCATGCGGGGCTATGAACCATATCTCCGTTGCCAAACGCCACAATTAAACCTTTGTGGATAGGGTTATTAAAAAACCGCGTATCAAGCGTAACACCTGCATCATTGCACATGGCGCGCAGTATTTTTTCTACCTTAACAGCGGGCTTCAGTTCTGAGTGAATAGTAGATGTTGTGCCTGCTGCACGCAACCGGAATAAGCCGTAATCAATCAGCGGGTAAATGTAATCGTAATTGTTTGACCACGTGGCAAACACGTCTGTATCGTTGTAGGTATGGTCAAGGTCTGACAAGTCAATATCTGACATCATCAACTCGCCAAATATCTCTTTTAGGGCAGCCACGTTTTCAATCATCACAAATTCAATATCGTTATCTGTTGCAGATAGGATATAGGCCATGCCCTCAAAAATTACAGCGCTATCCGATAATGCGTAAACGTGATGGCCTTTGTTTTTGTCAAATGAGGTAAACGCATTGATGTCTCCGGCCAAGCCAAATGCGGAATCATTGTTTTTTGTGCGCGGGATGGTAACGGTGGTACTTTTGCCGCCTTTAACCTTTCCTACCTCGCGGATGTCTTTAAGTGAATACGTAAAAGCTACATCCACATCCTCTGCGCCATCAAGTTCAATATTGTTTACAAATATCTGAATCATCGTGTTTGGCTGATTATATCGTACGCGTAAATGGCATCCAATACAAGGCTGTATCTTTTATCCCCGTCTTTGCGTATGTCAATGCTATCGTTTTCAATTTGCACCGGCAAAAAGTAGTTTACCCCGTCAACGGTTTGCTCCAGGTAAACATCAATGCTTGTCATCAATTCATTGGCAAGCCATGTGTTGATGTCTTTATTCATTGTTTCATTGCGCAAGGTTATCCGCTTGCGCCCAATGTTGCGCAGGTTGGCGTATTGCCTGTTGCTTGGTTCAAACCTGCCCGCTACCAAAGCATATTTGATTGGCCGTTGGCGGTCAACTTCAATGCCGTGAGTTGCGCGGCCGGTAAAGTAGAACGATGAGTACCCGCCTTTGTTGTTCAGCCAAACCAACTTGTAGTACTTATCTGTGCATTCGCAGTTTTGCTCAACTGAAAAACAAACGGGCTGTGAATCTTCGGTGATTGTACTGTGAACGTGTAGGTTTGACAATCTGAACTCATTGGCCACATTGTTGTTGTCGTAATATGTGGCTTGCAAGCGCAATGTTGGACCATTTGCGGTGAGTGTAAATGTATGCGTACCTGCTGTACTGATGGTGTGCGTACTTGTGCCATTGCCACCGGCATCAATAGTTATCACTCCTGATGGCTGATTATTTGTGAATGCCAAAGTAATGCGAAACTCGTACTCAATGCCATTGGCAAGTACGTTTCTATCCATGTAGCCATTAACTGATAAGGTAGGCAACGGGATGGTATTTTGGTTAAACAGCGCGCCTTGGCTGCCAAACACAATATTCACCCCGTTATCCTGCAATGACCAGGAGCCAAGCTGTTTTAAGTTATCGTGAAACTGATACTCAGGCAATGATGCGGTAACGCATATTTTGGCTGCATTGGCGTTAAGCGTAAATGTTTCATTTGATATTTCAACAAGGTTCTGCCCAAGTTCCACATCTTCATATTCAATCTCAGAAGTGGTGATTAAATTGCCACCACCTCCATATTGTTCTACATTGAATACAATGCTGTGATTAGTTTGCAGGTTATCGGCATTAAAATACAGCCAATATTTTCTATCTGCGCAATAAGGCACGCCATCAGGCTGATTGGTAAGCAATCTCACCGTGCCATTGTCAATACCAAATACGTATTCAGATTGTTTATATGGATCGCCAATGTTCTCATCGTATTGCTCAGTTGAATTTACGGCCACTTTATCGTTGGTGTCATAATAGCTGCTGTCTGTATCGGTTTCCCAATCCTGCGCCACGTATTGCGTAATGCCTGCAACGCCACGTACATATTCCTCACGGTACTCAATGTAAAACGATTTGAACGCATCAGGGCAGTGCTGTACTGAGCCATTGCGCAAATCGGGCAAGTTTGATGTAATGTAGTTGCGCAGCACGGTTGAGACGTCAAACGTAAAAATAATATCCGTGCCGTCATCAACGGGCTTGGTGGTTATTGTGCCAATATCGGTAAACACGTTGTCAATCTCAGCCCATACGCGCACGCTTGCATTGTACTGAAACGCATACCAATATCCCGATGTGCAATTTTGCCCTGCTGTGGCATTTACGTCAATGATTGTTTGTGCTGAACCTGGGCAACTAATCACGCGGTACGCACCGGAGAAGTCAGAATTAATATAAACATAATCACCTGAGCGCATTCCGTGCGCTGTTGACCATGTGATTGTCAAAAAACCGTTGGTTTCGCCAATGACTGCCGGTGTAAGCACGTTACCTATACGGTAGCCCGTGGCAAAGCTGCTCTTAAATTTGTAAATTATTGGCGCGTAAACCGATGACCACCGGTTAGGCTGCTGTACTCGTGCGATTGCCATTTAGATTTAGTCTTTGTTTAACTACTTCAAATACTGATTGATTGATGTTTTGCCGTATTTCGTTGGTTGTACGCTCGCGGATGGCTTCAAGGTATTCTTTGCCTTCGCTGTTGTTACCATAAAACCCCTTTTGATGCACCTTGCGCCAAATAAGATAGGCTTGTTCATCGGCATTCATAGCCTTGCGCCCTTTTTTGCTTTCCTTATACCAAGTCCCAACGCCTTTATCGCGCGCCCATTTCTTTGCATCTTCACGGGTAAATGAACCATTGCCCGTGCCGCGTGTTGGCCCGCGTCCTTTATCGGTAAAAAATATACCTGGGTTGCCGTAAACCACCATTTTTACAGCGGCATCCGTTGAAGTTATCTCGTACCGCAATGAACGGGATGATTCACCGGAGGCATTGATGTTAAGCGATTCCATTGCCTGCTGTACCTCAGCGATAAATTGCTGCGCAATCCGTTCAAGTTCCTGTTCAATTTGCATAAGGCAAGCAGCAGTAGTCTATATCCGGTGTAAGTTGTAAGGTAAATTGATACTCCCAGCCAATGTTTACGTCATCCTGCACTTTGAACAATTGACGCTTGGTAATTGACGTGGATATGGTATATTCATCAGACGCATCCATGAGCGTGTAAACAAAGCCATCGGCAATTGTTTTAGTCATGTTGTACAGATTGTCCACATCATCAAAATCTTTTGCTAATTCAGTTGACGTAACAAAGCGCAAGGTTATTGGCCAATTCTCATATCGTTGTTGCTGGCTATTGGTTTGCGGGTCAGTAACGGTAAGCGGCAATACCCACCACACAAGCGGGTAGTTTTTGTCGCTCTTGTTCATTTCGTTTAACGTGCCATAGCCAAATGAAAGACTCCCTTGATATTGGCTTGCAATGGTTTGAAATGCTGATTTGATTGACTTGTACGACATTGAGTGCAAATATACAATTTTTTGCACTTATGCAAGTAAATTATTTGTGCTTGCGCTCAACTATTCGCTTGTACGCTTTTTTGTAATCATTTAGGCTTTTTTCGTAAAGTAAAAACGAATAGACCTCATAAACCGATAGCTTTGCAACCGCATCCATCCGCAATATATCGCCACCGGCAAGGCTGTGATAGGTAGCGTAAAAGCCAAACGGAGCAAGGTTATTAATTCCTGCCGCTTCCTCATCCACATCAGGCTCGCTGTGTAAGCCCTCAAACTGAGATTCAACCCTTTCAAATTCCGCAAAAAAAAATTGAACAGCTGCAAGGCGGTCACGCAGTCAAGTTGCATGAACAATTCTGCGCGCTCATCAATCTTAGTGTGGTCGTACTCCTCACCAACTGGACGCAGGAAATGCGCCAAGGTGCGCGGCAATATCGCCAATGGATCGGATTCCACGTAGTTCTTCAGTTCAAATTGCTGCCAATCTTTGTAGCATCCAATAGGCGCGTTACCCATATCAGCATAATAAGTCCAGGTTTGCCCCTTGAACAGAATGGAGCGGGCAAGGTCATCTTGTGTAAATGCTGACTTGTCTTTGATGAAAGCGCAAAGGTTGGCAATTTGCTCAAATGATTCCAGCGATACGCGCTCAATTGTTTTGGCATCCAGATTAAGCAGGATGGCGTAAATGTCAAATACATCAGCTTTGTCGCCAAGTTGGATAATTCTGTAGTATTGCAGGAAGCTCACATCGCGCCATGAGGTTGGGATGCTTACCGCTATTTTGCTGTTTCCGTGTTTTAGGTTTGCTTTAATCATTTGCTGCAAATTTATACGATTGTTTCAAATATCAAAAACCTTTGCTGACAAAACTACCAACATACCCGCTTCGTTTGTAGTCAAAATACTTGCGCATCATGAGCGCATCACGGTAATCCGGTGATCGCCCAATGTTTTGCTTTACCATTTCTTTGGGCAGTATGCGCAACTTTCCGTCCTTATCGGTTTGGTAACTTCGTAGCTGTTCAAGCTCCTCTTTTATTAACTCCACATCAGCAGGCGCAACCTCGCAGGTAATGGATAGCTTGTGCGTGTTTATAGCTTCAGCAAGGCCGTAGCAGCATTGCGCTTGTAGGTTGTAGTAGTTATCATCACCAAACGGTTTGGAGTTGTTTAGAAAACCATTAATGCGCGCCATATCAACCAAACCGCCACCAACGCCATCCTCATCCGCAATACATTGGCTTGCTGGTATGCTGTATTTAGTGCGCAACGCGGTGATTACTTGGTTTAACTCCGTTAGCTTGCTAAGGTCAAAGGTATGTATTTCAATAACTGACCAACCACGCCACACCATTATAACGGCCTTGTCAGAACCCATACGCGCCACGTCTGCGGTTAGGTAATGTTTGTCGGTGTTATCCGGAATGTTAGTGAAAATATCGCAAATAGCATCGTAATCGCACAGCGCATCCGGAGAATCATCGTATTCCCAATTGCCAAACAGAAGGCGTTCCTTTTTTGCCTTGTCTTTGGTATTCATGAGGTTTTCAATGTAGTCTTTTGTGAGGTACGGGTTATCCTGCACAAATGCCTGGATAAACTTAATGTGGC